ATATCCGTGTATTCTGCAAAAATCAGTGGCATCTGAATATAGCGTAAATATAAGACTGAATACAGCACAGGTAAAGAAAGACCTTGAAAGTATAAAAAAGGATATAAAGACTCTTGGCAAAGTAAATATAGGTAGTAGTCAAAAAGCACAGAGAACAGAAGCAAAAATAACAAAAAGTAAAGATGCTCAAAGGGCTGCGATGGTCGAAACTAGACGCATAGGCGATCTAGTACAGAAAGCAGCAGACCAAGGACTAAAAGTAGACAAAGCCAGAAGAGCAATAAATAAAGCAGCATTAGCTGATGGCAGACAGGATTTCAAAACCGCAAAAGCTCAACAAAAAGTAGCTTTAGAGGAGCTTAAAATTCAACGAGCTATAACAAAAGAAAAGGCACAGCAAGCAAGACTAACAAGTAAGTCTATGGCTGGCGGACCATTTATCAGCACAGGTATAGCATCTTCAAGGTTCGGAAGTGTTGGACAGGCAGGATCTCCGAGATTCATTGCAAGCAGAGCAGGAATGATGCAGGGTCCAGCCGACCCACCTTATGCACCAGGAATGTTTGGTTCATCTCCTATAGGTGGTTCAAGATTCATGTTCGGATCGCCAGCCCAAGTAGCTTTCGCTGGAAGCGGAATGGGCCGTTCCTCATTGCGAGGTAACAGATTTCAATATGGTTCTCCTGCGTTTTTTGAAGCTGCTGCCAGACAAGGAGGACAAAGATCCCCTATTGGTGGTTCAAGATTTACGTTTGGATCTCCTGCTTTTAACGCTGCTCAAGGAGTAGGTGCTCCTCGTGTACCCATAGGTGGTAGAGCCGATTTAGTAGGTTCTCCTGCAAACTTATTAAGCATAGGTAAGCAAAACGCAATGCCTGTAAAGGGTTTTGAGTCTTTAGTCGGATCTCCTGCATACTACGAAGCACAGAATAAAGAGATACTAAGAGTAGCTAAACAAAATGCGGTTCCTGTAAGAGGTTTCAAACATTTAGTAGGTTCTCCAGCATATTTTGAGGATCAAGGCAAAAGAGTTAAAAAACTTCTAAGAGGAGGACCTACAGGATTTACAGCAGCACAATATGGGCCTCAACCACTTCCAATGAATATAGGGGCCAGAGAAGATTTAAACTTCCGTGGTAACACATTATTAAGAGGGCCAGCAGGAACATCTATATTTAGAAGAGGTAATTTAGGTAGATTATTACAGGCAAACAGAGGTCCAGCACTACAAAGTGCTGCAATAAGTGGTGCATTTCCTCTGTTATTTGGTCAAGGTCCATTAGCTGCTGCTGGTGGTGCAATCGGTGGCGGAATTGGTGGAGGTCTTGGTGGTCAGATGGGAGGCTTCGCAGGGGGTCTAATTGGAACGGCTGTAGTATCAGGTATAACTAATTTTGCTAACTCAATTGCAGAATTAGGTAAATCAATAGAAACACTAGATGGTCAATTTAAGTTTTTAACTGAAAAATCATTATTTAGCAGTAAAGAAGCAGAAAACAGAGCAAAAGTTTTACAGACTCTAGGGGAACGGGAAAAATTAGCGACTTTACTAAGTAAAGAGCTAACAAATGTTTTAGGCCAAGACGGAGCAGAAAAATTAAGAAGAGCAGGAGAAGCCTCGAAGGAATTAAGCAAAACATTTGCAGAACTTACTGTTAATTTACAGTTAGCTTTAGCTGGTCCAATATCTCAGTTTTTAAAACTTGTAAATAACGTACTAGATCAAGGAACTGCTATTTCTCTAGGTCAAGGAAAAGGAACAGTTAATTTAGGTCCAGGCGAAGAACAATTCCTTAAAGATTTTGGCGGTGTGTTAGCTAATATGAGTCAATCTCAGATTGATAATATATTAAGAGCACAGATAGGAACTAATGTAGAAGGACTGAAAATAACAAATCAAAGAAGGCAAGCTATAAGAAAATTTGATTTAGCTAGACAAACTAATCCAGCAGGATTAGATGCGTTTATGGGTGGAGGCAGTAGTTTTGCAGGAGGTAACACACCTCTGGAAGTTGATGCTGCCAGAGTTGCTAGTGCTCAGAAAAAAGTAAAAGCCATGCAAAAACAAGTAGAGTTTGCGAAATTAGTAACTCAAGAAGGTGTAAAAGAAGCAGACATTCAGAAACAAGTTGAGGCTATAACTGAAAATCTAAACAAAGAGGAATTAAAACTTATAAACACACAAGGATTAAGTGTGAGAGCTTTAGTAGAAAAGAACAATCAGGCTAAACAGTTAGTTGAAAATGCAAGAATGATCGAGGAATCATTTAAGAGTTTAGCTCAAGGCATATCTACAGATTTATCACAAGGAATACAAGGATTAATTCGTGGCACGTCTTCTCTAAGTGATTTGCTTGGTAATGTAACCGATAAATTACTAGACGCTGCATTTAATCTGGCTCTTTTTGGTAATGCGGGGGGAACTCTAAGTAAAGGTAAAGGTTTATTCGGTAAATTATTCAGTGGGTTTCTTGCTGACGGTGGGCCAGCAAAAGCAGGGAAATCATATATTGTAGGAGAAAAGGGTCCAGAGCTATTTACTCCCGGAGTTAGTGGAGTGGTTTCTCCTAATAGTTCCCTTGGTGGTGGAACAAATGTAATAGTAAATGTAGATGCTTCTGGATCGTCTGTTGAAGGAGATGAACAGCAAGGCAGAGAACTTGGTCGCCTTATCTCAGTTGCGGTACAATCTGAAATAGCTAACCAGCAGAGACCTGGAGGTTTACTTTTTAGATGACAACTCCTATTTTTAACGATGACGATGTTGGTACTTCAACTGGAGGTACAAAGCCTTCTTACAGTTCCAGAAAAACCTCCAAACCTATTGTCAGCAATATTAGGTTTGCTGATGGTTTTGAACAACGTCAGATAGTTGGTATTCCTGCTCATCAAAATCCAAGGATATATAATCTCACATTTGAAAAATCAAAAAGTGATGGCGATAAAATTGATGCTTTCTTTAATGCAAGAGTTAATAACAATTTAGGTGCTATGGATTCATTTACTTTTACCCCTCCAGGAGAATCTTCTTCGTCAAAATTTGTTTGTGAAGGTTGGACTGTTACAATTCCATATTTGAATAGAGTTACAATTCAAGCAACTTTTAGAGAAGTTTTTGAACCGTAATGACTATCCCAACCGAAGATTTACAAAAAATTAGTCCTTCTGCAAAGATAGAATTATTTGAGTTGGAGTTGGTTCAAAATATTCATTACACAGGTACAAGTTATCCTTCTGGGTCAGATCAGGGAGTGTTTAGATTTCATAATGGAATTAATATGAATACGAGTGTAAATGTCATATTTAGCACAAAAAGTTATACCCGTATTCCAATAGAGGCCACTGGTTTTGAAAAACAATCTTCTAATAAATCCAGTCCAAGACCTACTTTACGTTTATCAAATGTCTTTTCTACTGTTACATCTATAATGCAGGCAGTGAATCAGGTTACTCCAAGAAATGATTTATCCTTGGCAAAGTTTACAAGAAAGACCACATTAGTAAAATATCTTGACGCTACTAATTTCAGTTCAAGTTCACCTGAGATAGCTGTTAGTAGTCCTCCTCAGTTGTACCCAGATGAGATATATTTTATAGAACGTAAAGTACAGGAAACACAGAATATTGTCGAATTTGAATTAAGAAGTGCTTTAGATTTTGGTAACAAAAGAATACCATCAAGAATCGTTACCAGAACGAAATTTCCAAGTGTAGGAGGTTTTGCGGTATGAATACTTGGCAACGTGAAGCTCTTTATCATGCAAAAACAGAATATCCTAAAGAATCTTGTGGTTTGGTAATAGAAAAAGACGGAAATCAAGAATATTATCCTTGCAATAATATAGAAATAGATGGAGTAAATTCTTTTACAATAGATCCAGAAGATTGGGCAAAAGCAGAAGATATTGGAACGATACTTCATATCTGTCACTCTCACCCCAATGGTGATTTAAGAGCATCAGAACTTGATATAAAAAACTGTAATAATATTGGTTTGTCATGGTTTATATTTGCTCCTGTCAGTGAGAATTTTATTGAACTTAAGCCAAAGGAATACAAGCCTTTATTGTCTAGAGATAAATTTATTGATACACATAGTGATGATAAGGAGTTAAGAAAAATAAAAGTTTATGGCAGGTTGGCAGAGAAGTTAGGTTGGCATACCGCTTATGCAAAAATAGATAATTTAAATGATGTCTATGGATTTTTAACTTCTAATTATCCTCATGTAAAAGCTTATTTAAAGCAAAATATATATAGGGTAAAGGTTAGTGATAATGTAATTTTTAATGATGAGATCCCAGTTAAATTAGGGAAGGGAGATCTGGTGATAATACCAGTAGTTTCAGGTAGAATTTTTCAACTTATTTTAGGTCCTATTCTTCTTGGATTTGGTCTTGCAGCTAAAAGTAAAGTACTTGCTACATTTTTAGTTACACTAGGCACAGGTTTAACATTAGATGGTGTTGAAAGACTTTTATTTCCACCTAAAAAACCAAACTTTGCAGAAGAGGAGGTCAGTAATAATTTTAGTTTTAATGGTTTACAGAATGTCAGTAGACCTGGAGTTGCAGTACCATTAGTATATGGAGAGTGTCTTGTCGGATCTGTTGTTATTTCAGCAGGTGTTGATACAGCACAAGTTCGAGACTCTTAATTATTGTTATGACTGATTCAAGTATTAATAGCAGTAAGTTTGACGGTGAATTTAATATTTTAAATACTGGTAATACACTAGGTGATACAGAGTTTACAACAAACAAGAATCCACAGGCAGGTAATTTACAGAGTCGTCAATTTGTTACTATTTTAGATTTACTTTCAGAAGGTGAAATTGCTGGTTTTGCTACGCCACATAGATTACAAATTCCGTTTGATGCAACCAATTCAAGTAAGTATCAGATTATAGGATTGAAAGATGTTTTTTTAAATAAAACCCCAGTTTTAAAATCAAAAGCACCAGATACCTTAGCTGATATTGACTTAGCTAATCATTTTAATTTTGGTAGTAGTTCTGCAAATATTCCCAGAACTGTTAGTAGAATCGGAGCAACTAATCAGACAAGTATTAGTTTTCTAAATCAAACTGAAAGAGAATTAATTAATGAAAGAGTAAAGGTAACAAAATCAACTTTATATACTCAAGAGATAGCGTTAGCTGAAGGATTTGATGCGGTTAGAGTGACGCTAATGTTTCCTAGTTTATTTACAGAAAATGGGGATAAGGGAGCAACTGTAAGATATACGGTACAAGTTGTTGATACAAACGATATAGCTAGAAAAACAATTACAAGTTTCAGTGGAGAACCAATATCAAGAGAGGGAGTTGTTACTTGGTACAGATGGGCAAACATAGAAAAAAGTGGTGTAACTTACGCAGTTTATAGTTTTAATTTTAATCAGTCGCCAAAGTTAAAGGGTTATGGTGAAAATGTTGAATTACGCTTTACTAATTTTAAAAGGACTGTAAATGCCAAAAGAACCGTAACACACCCAAATGCGAATTACAGCTTACAGACAACTTTAACTAGCGGGCAAACAGGTTTCAACTCAACAACAGTTCCTCCCTTAAATCAATTTGCAGATAAATATGTTTACAGTACTAAAAATCAACCTACCAATCAAGGTGGTATTCCAAATATTAACGGTAGTGGACTTGTTACCAGTGATAGTACTGGTTTAATTGCTGCGTTAACAACAGTCACAAATGAAGTAGACAGGGATAATACCAGTTTAACTTTTAAGCGATTAGAAACTTTTGATACATATAGCGGACAATTAAATACCGAAAATTATAATAGTTCTTCTCATGAAAGAATTTTTGAAGAAGATCCAGATAATCAGATACTTAATGATAATATAAGTTGGCCTAGACAAATAAATTTTGATAAGTTCTTTAATACTTTAGATGATGATGTCGGTGGTAATAATTTTAAGGCAAAAACAGAGTATAAACATCAAAACTCATTTAAGATCGCTATACCTTTAAACGTAAGTCCAGCCCTTACTCACCCTGACATAGGTGCTGTGGGTACGTGCGATATTGAATCTGCTTTAGATTTTAGAGATGATATTAATACGAGTGATGGGGGTGAGGTAGCTGGTAAAACCTTCTCTCCATATTTTAAAGATCATATCTTAAATTTAACAGATGGTAATGGTAATCGACTGATAAGTGATTCAGATTACCCTATAAAGATCAGAGTAAGAAGAGAAACTGAAGATAATGAACTTGCTAGTGTGCAAAATGATTTATTTGTGTCAGGTATTACAGGTTTAATTGCTCGTAAAGATACATATGAAAATAGTGCTTATGCAGCAATAAGATTTGATGCGGAAGTTTTTGGTTCGATCCCTACAAGATTGTATAGGATCAGAGGTAAAAAAGTTAAAATACCTCATAATGCAACTGTTGATATTGCAACAGGAAGCATTACATACAGTGGTGCTTTCAATGGCACATTAAAAACTGATAGCGAATGGACAAGTGATCCAGCATGGATTCTTTATGATTTACTTACAGATACAAGAGTTGGCATGGGTAAGCAGGTCACTGATGACCTTATTGATAAGTTTGCGTTTTTTGAAGCTTCTAAATATAACAATGAACTTGTAACGGGAACTGATAACATTCAAAAACCACGATTCTCTTTTCATAAGTCGTTCCAGACTCCTACTGATGCTTTTTCTCTGTTAAATCAAGTGGCTGAATCTATGAGGGCTTCCTTGTTTGTTTCAGAAGGTCGTATTTCATTAGCTCAGGACAGACCAGCAGAAAGTGTTTATTTCTTCTCCTATGCAAATGTATTAGAGGGTGGTTTCGGCTATACAGGTCCAGCACAGTCATCAAGAGATACTATTGTCAATGTAAAGTTCTTTGATAATGAAAAAAGAGAATTTGACATAGTTACCGTTAACGCAAGTAATGTAATATCACATACTTCGTCAGAAACATTTGAAACTCTTTACGGTGAAAATATACGTAATTTAGAAGCGGTAGGTTGTACAGATTCTGACCAAGCAGAACGATTTGGAAGATGGCATATATTTACACAGAATAATCAGGCAGATATAGTTAATTTCTCTACAAATGCTGCCGCTGGAACGCTTTTAAATCCTGGAGATGTGATAACGATACAAGACCCGATGAAAACCAACAAAAGGGTTTCGGGTAGAGTTTCGGTTTATGATTCTTCTACTAAAACACTAACATTAGATTTATTTCCCGATGGTGTAACTTCTGCGGAAAGTGGTGATAAGTTTTTTGTAATTTTAAAAACGATAGAGAATCAAAATTCTATTACCAGTAATCATATAACCAAATTAAATGCGGAATCTGATACTGAATCGTTGCCCTTTATTAAAAAAGAACTGACAATATCTTCAATAAACGCAACTGCAAAAACTATTACATTTAGTGATACTGATGTAGGAAGTAAAATTCAAGTCAATACTGTATGGGTTTATGAAAAGGCTTCACAAGATTCGACTCAGGATTATCGTATTATTTCTATTACTGAACAGGAAAATGTTTATTCTATCAGTGCTGTAATTTATGATGCTGATAAATACTCTGTCATAGAGGGTTCTGGTCCTCAGACTTTAGAGCCGAACCAAGTCTTAACAACACTTGTACCACCTGATAATTTACAGGCAGATGAATCTATAATTGTTGAAGATAACAATGCTGTCAGTCGTCTTACAGTTTCGTGGTCTTACGCTAAGGGTATTTCGACTTATCTGGTAACATTAACTGATAGTTCTGACAGAGAAGTAGAACAAACTAAAGTTTTTACAAATCAATATGAGAAAATTGATTTATTAAATGATACTTATAAGGTAAGAGTACAAAGTATTAATTTTTTTGGTGTTTTAGATCAAAATTTTAATGAAATATCGTTTGACATTAATAAGAAAAAGAAAAGGCCATTAACTCCGCAAAATATTGCTCTTAGTGTTATCAATGACGAGGAGATAAAATTATCATTTGATAAGGCAACTGAGTTAGATGTTCTTTTTGGTGGAAATGTACAGATAGATCATCTGTCAAATACTACTGCTCCAAGTGATATTAGAAATACTATCGGCAATCTTGGCACGTTTGATGGTAATACAGACAGTGTTGTGATTCCTAATTTACCAGGAATATATGTAGTCAAGTTTGAAGATAATTCAAGTAACTTATCTGCTATTTCAACAATAGTTAATTCAGACTTCTCATCAGAAGGAGAACGTCAGCTTAAGTCTGTTGATGAAGCAGATTTAAGTGGTACTCCTTTTAACGGTACTAAAACCAATTGTCAATACGATTCTTCTAAGTCAGCATTGATATTAACAGATCCTACAGTGCAAAATTCTGGTGTTTATACTTTTGCAGGTACATTAGATTTAGGTCAAAAAACAAATGTAACTATTGAAAGAATTTTACAGGCTACAGGTTACTATCCTAACAATAACGTTACTTTTGTAAGTAGATCACAGATCAGTGGTTTAACTGTTGGTCAATGGGCAAGTTTTTCAGGATTATTTGCTTTAGATGGGAGTGTAGAATTATTAGTTCAAACAACTGATGGTGATCCTGCCTCCGCTGATTTTACTAATATACCTTTTTTACCTGTAACAAAGTCTGTGTTTATAGGTAGAGGATTTAAGTTTACCTTGCGATTCAGTGTTACAGACAATTCGCAGAATATAGCAATTGAAAAGTTAGGATTCAAGATGTCATTAAAATCAAGAACAGAGATAAATGCTAGTCCTATTTCCAATGGTGGAGGGAATAAGACTGTTACTTTTGATAAGGCATTTTATGCTGGCAGTTCTAATACTGATATAACAAGTAACGCACCAAGGGTTTCTATTAGTATGTCAAATGAAAGTAATAAAGTCGTAACCGTAACTAATGTAACTTCAACTCAATTTCAAGTTGATATAAAAGACTCAAGTGGAAATTACGTGACTACAGATTTTAATTACAGTGCGGTTGGTTTTGGAACGATTAGTAGTTAAAATAATAAAAAAACTGATATGTCACAAAACGACTTTGTAATTGCAGACGATACGGGAGAAAACGTACTAACTGATATAAACAGTGCTTTGCAAGCATTAGCTTCTAATAGTAGAGCAGATAACTCTCCGACAACAACTTATCCGAGTCAATTTTTTGCTAATCAAACAACAGGTTTTTTAAGCTATCGCGATGGTTCAACAGCAAGCACATATTATAACTTAGCAAAATTAACAGGTGGTCTTAACGTAGACCAACCAAGTGATTTTAATGGTGATGTAGTTTTTAATGGTACACATTCTTCAGGTTTACAAAAAATTACTTTCGATGCTGATAATACAAATGGGTTTGGTGCTTTTGTATTTAGTGATGGTGCAAGGGCAACTTTCGGTACAAATGAAGATTTAAGTATTTCACATGTTCAGGGATTTAGTTCGATCTTTTGCAATACAAATACTCCAATTATAATTTCAGCAAAAAAATCAACAACTAGTGGTTTTAATTTTAGAATACAGACTTCTAGATCTGATAATCCTACTTTGTTTGACGCTGCTTATGAGGCAATACAAGATGGCGGTCAAAAGCTCTACTTTGATGGAGGTAATACCCCAAAATTAGCTACTACTGCAAATGGAATTGAAGTTGCAGGTAGTATTTTACCAACTACCGATAATGATAAATCACTTGGATCTTCTTCAAAAAGATTTTCAACTCTTCATTCTGGTGCTTTAAATACAGGTGATATTAATATGAGCAATTTAAATGATAGTGGCAATGAAATAGACGGAAGTCAAGGTAGCTGGTCGATACAGGAAGGGGCAGATGATTTGTTTTTGATAAATAGAGTTAGTGGTAAAAAATATAAATTTAATCTTACTGAGGTAACATAAGCTATCCTTAAGATAGTTGGTAGTTTATTATGGCAATTCAACCTGGTACATATAATTTTACGTTACAGCGTAGATCAGATCATACTATTCCTTTGTTATTTAAAGATAGTAATAACGCAGCGATAAATTTAACGGGATATACAGTAGAAGCACAGGTTTGGGAAGAAACACGCACCACAAAATATGCGGATTTTGCTGTTACTTATACTGATCGTGCTGCTGGTTCTGTTTCTATAGCTTTAACAGATACACAGACAGCGACATTTACACCTGATGTTTTGAAATACGATGTTTTGTTAACTGCTCCTGGAGGCTCGAAAGAATATTATTTAGAGGGTACTATATATGTAAGTGAAGGATACACAGCATGACTTCTGTAAATGTTACAACTACAAAGAACACAGTTACGGTAACTGAAGGAGATACGCGGATTGTTACTATAACGACAGCAGGGCCTCAAGGCCCAGCTTTTACTGATGGTGATATAGGTGACATTGTTATTAGTGGCGGTGGAACGGTAGCAACTATAGATGCTGGAGTTATTAATAATGCGAAAGTAGCTAGTGATGCTGCTATTGCTGGTTCTAAATTACAGGCATCATCTGGATCTAATTCCGGAACTATGTCTGCTGCTGATTTCACAAAGTTAGCTGGAGTTGAGACAGGTGCGACAGCTGATCAGACTGCAAGTGAAATCAAGACTCTTTTAAACAGTGATGGCCTTACTAACTCACAGATAAGTGGAAGTGCTGCAATAGCTGGTACAAAGATCTCACCTGATTTTGGATCGCAGAATATAACTTCTACTGGAAATATTAGTGCTAATGCTGTTAGTGGTGCTTCTTTTAGTGGTAATGGTGCGAGTATAACCAATATTAATGCTGCGAATATAGCATCAGGTCAGATCGCTTCTGCAAGAGTTCCGACACTTAACCAGAATACTACTGGATCTGCTGCGACACTGACTACTGCAAGAACTATTGCTGGTGTTAGTTTTGATGGTTCTGCCAATATTGATATTTCTTACGCAAACTTAACTAACAAGTTAACTGTAGGTGACGGTGGTCTGACACAAAATAACTTTACAAATACTCTTAAGACAAAACTTGATGGAGTAGAAGCTGGGGCTACCGCAGATCAAACAGCAGCAGAAATTTTAACTTTATTATCTGACCAGAATATAGCTACAACTGGAACTTTAGGTAGTGGCGATATTACTATTACTGGAAGTCAACCAGCTTTAAAATTTATTGATGATGGTACTAATCCAGACTACAACTTATATAATAACAATGGTGTTTTAAGACTTTACGATATAACAAATGCTGCTGATAGATTAGTTGTAAATACTGACGGACACATTGATGTAAAAGGTAATTTAGATTGCGAAGCTGGTCTTGATGTTACAGGTGATTTAACAGTAAGCGGAAACATGACCGTTTCTGGAACGACCACAACGATTGATACGACTACGCTTACAGTTGAAGATAAAAATATTGAACTGGGCAAGGTATCAACTCCTACTGATACTACTGCTGATGGTGGTGGTATTACATTAAAAGGTGCTACTGAT